CCAAAAGAAATATTAGATGAAGTTTCGACTGCATTAGGTAATGTTCCTAGAATTGAACACGGAGCATCAGAAAAGATTTTAAAAATTTTAAATAAATCTCCAAAGAAAAGAACTAAAGCTGAGAAAACTACTTTAAATAGGAGACAGGCTCAGTTAATTAGGAATGCTTTAAAACAGCAAGAGACAGCGGCTGCTAAACTTCCTATTAAAGTTCAGGAAAAGATTGCAGAAGTTGGTGGAATTATTGATGAATATAGTAAAATATTAATTGACAAGTTTGGCTTGCCTAAATCTACCAGAGTTCAATTAGATAGACAATTAGGATTATATGTGAAAACTGATTATGAAGTTTTTAGTAATCCAGGTTGGGTTAAAGCTTTGAAAGAAGCTACAAAAGGAAAAATGGGTGATGCTGAAGCAACTCTGGTTATACAAAATTATAAAAATTTTCTGAAGTCTCAAAATCCCAGACTAACTGATGCCGATGTTGATGCTAAAGTTGTAGAATTTATTAATAAGTTTGATTCTGGTGAAGAAGTATTTTTTGAAACATTTTCAGTAGGAACAAAAGCTGGAAATGTTTCATCCAGTGAAGGTAAAATCCTTACCAATAGAAAAGTATTAGCTGAAGAAGAAAGAGCTTTATTAAAAGAAGTTCGAGATCCTGTTCAAAGATTTATATCTACTGCAACTAAACAAGGTAAGATCTTGGCTGAAGGACAATTCTTAAAAGATATTGAAACAATAGCTAAAGATGCTTACGGTAAGAATTTATATTATGTCAGTGGAGCAAAGAAATTAAAAGACATAGCTGGTAAAGTAACTGATGATGGTATTGAACTTACTGAAAACCTATCGGATGTAGCTGCTGCTTATTTAAAAGCTATGGGACCAAATGCTAATCCACTGGCAAAAGTATTTACAACTAAGTCATATAAAAATAAATTAATAGAAGGATTAGAACCTAATACTGCCACAAATATTTTTATGAAAGCAATGCATGGCGCACAAGGATTTGCATCCGGTTCTAAAACTATATTATCAGAAGCAACTCATTTAATTAATATTAAAGGTAACTTTGTTTTTACAGCAGCCAATGGTAATTTTATTCCTCATTTTAAACCTCGTAAATATATAAAAGGAGATAAAACTCCTACCGCAGATACTCTGGCAGATTCTGTACGAGCAACTGTAGAGGCAATGCCTAATTTAAACAGGTTAATAAAAGTAGAAGGCTCTGATATTAGTATTAATCTTGATGCTTTTAGAGAGACTCAACAACTTGGATTAGTTGATGCCAGTATATCTGCTGAGTTCTTTTTGCGATCTTTAAAAGAGGCTTATAAAGAACCTAAAAATAAATTATTAAAAAAGCTAGATTCAATTTATAAAAAATTAGGAACTGTATATAGGAATGAGGATGCAGTTTTTAAAGTCCTTAACTGGTTTGAAGAAATGAAAAGGTATAGGCAAGCTTTTCCAGATGACCCTAATAGTAAGTTCTACATGCCAGAAAATGAATTAAAGGTTTATGCTGCTGAAGTTGTAAAAAATACTCATCCTGTTTATAGCCGTGTTCCCAGAATTTTAAAAGCAACAAGGGCTGTTCCTCTTATTGGAGCCTTTCCTTCTTTTCTTGTTGAGAGTATAAGAGCAGGAAAAGGAACAATAATGACAGGTCTTACAGACTTTGGGAAAGGATTGAAAACACGTAATTTAGGTTTAATGAAAGCAGGTGCTACCAGATTAGCGGCAACAGGAGCAACAGTTGCTACATATATGGGATATATGTGGCATAATAAATTAAAGCATGGTATAACATCAAATGATGATATGGTTCTTGAACAGAATTCTCCTGCCTACGAGACAGGTTCAATTAGAAACTATCAAAATAGTTTTCATATGAATAAAAAAGGAGATATTGAAGTAACATATGTTAATGAAAGTCGAATAAACCCACATGATGCCTTATCTAAAGGCTCACAACTAGCTTATAAATTTATGTTTTCTCCGGGTGTGAAAAATCAAAAAGATTATGATACTATAGCTGAACAAATCGGACTTATTTTTCAACCTCTTTTAACTCCTTCTTTGGTAATGAAGCCTTTAATTAATGTAGTAACAGGGAAAAAGAATGATAGGTCTTTATATCTAGAAGGCGATCATTTTGGACAGAGAGTTTTGAAAGATTTAGGAGAATTAGCAACTACATATGGTCCTCAAACACTAATAGATTTACAAAAACTTTATGATTCTTGGAGATCTGAACAGGATTTAAATGAACCTGGAAAAAATAAATGGGGATATCCAGACAGATTTGAAGATAGGTTAAGAAGATTTGCTGGTATAACTCAAACTACTTTTAATTTTAATAGGGCATTACAAGGTAAAGTAAGTAGGTTATCAGGAAGTATACAGAGAGTCCAAAAAGATTTTAGTAGTTTTCTAAGATCTCTTCAATCAGGAAGAAATTGGAAAAATCCTGAAGTTCAAGAAGAATTTTTTAATGAGGTAGGTGAATATTTAAATAATTCATATAATGCTCAACAGAATTTAGCTGATCATTTATATGATTCAAAAAAATTACATTACTATGAAGATAGAGTAAGAAAGAAAGTTGATAATGAATTGTTATTAAATATTTTATCTGATAGAGGTATGAAAAAAATAGATAAAAACTTTGATTATTCTATTGTTCATAATGCTGTAAAACATGGAGTAGGCTTATTTAGACCTCCCTCTATTGGTAAAACATTAAGAAATCAATTGATAGCTAGATACAATGTACCTTCTGAAATTGTTAATAAATTAGAAGCGGAGTTAACTAATTTTGCAAGACAGGCCATACCCCTCTTGAAAATAGAAGAAGAATAATGCTGGAACTAGGACCAAGAGAACTCCTGACATTCGGGATAGTGCTGGCTGGTATAGCTACTACATGGGGAGTATTGAAAGCTACCATCAGATCCATTATCAAACAATTGGATGATATGAAAGAAAACCAAACAGAATTATTTACCAGGATAGATAAGGTAGAAGCTAGACAAGCTGTTGCCTTATCTTCTATTGATGTGATGGCAAAGGATATACTCTCACCTCAGATCCTGAAAGAACGTTCTGAAAGAGATGGAGCTATAGAAACAAGGCTTGCATCTCTAGAAAATGAAATAGAAAGGTTTCATAGAATGCATAATGGTAATCACCCTCCAGTACATAATGGAGAACAAGAGTAATGTGGGAATATTTTACAAAAGATGAATTAAAATGTAAAGGTACAGATGAATGTAACATGGATGAAGATTTCATGTCTAAACTGATAGCTTTACGAAAAGAGTTTAATGAACCTATGGTAATCAGTTCTGGTTACAGACATGAATCTTATAATCAGGTTATAGGAGGGGCCAGGAACTCTCCGCATCTGTATGGGAAGGCAGTAGATGTACTGGTCAGTGGCAGGACTGCCTACAGGTTAATGAAGATGGCTATGCAACATGGCTTTACTGGTATAGGGATCTCTCAAAGAGGATCACATGAGAAGAGGTTTCTGCACATAGATACGATGGAGAGTAGTGAAGTGCATCCCAGACCTTGGGTATGGAGTTATAAGTAAGTGGCTAACGTATTTGACAGAGCAGTAGAAGCAGGACTTGCTGGTCTAAGAGAGATTCCTTCTCCTTTTGAGGTAGCTCGTAAGCTTGGATTGAATATTCCTACTGGGGAAGATATAGAAGATATTCTTTCTATTATTGGTCCTCAAGCAGATATTAAAGCTATGGTTGAAGAATCTGCTAAAGTAGTTCCTGCTTTTAAAAAAGGAGATTATTCAGAAGCTATTAGCAGTCTTGGTTTAGCTGCTCTAGCTCCTTTTATGATAGGTATTCCGGGAACTGTCTCTGGAATAAGAAAAGGTAGTCAAGAATTTGTTGATGTGGTTGAGATACCTTATAGGAGAAGAACGATTTTTTTACGTTTTGAGGCAGATGGTAAGGGTAATTTTGGTGTTAGTTCTTGGTCTGATAAACATTTATTACATCGAGCTGACCAAGCTCGATACGATGACCGTATTTTTAAAAGCGAAGAAGAATTTATAAAGTTTTATAACAGATCTAAAAAGAAAGAAATAAAGGAGCCATCTTCTCAACCTGAAGGTCTAGCTAGTTTAGGTGAACCATCATCAGTAGAACAGGCTGTACAGAAAAATGTAAAAAACTATAAGGCTAAAAAAATAAACCCCGGACAATATAAATATAGAGGGTATGAAATTTATAATCCTGCTACTGATGATATTGATGATTATACACATTGGAATATAACTCCACCTGGAGAGACAAGCCCTACTGATGCAACGAATACTCTATGGCAAGCTAAAGAACTTATAGATCGTTATTTGGTAGATCTGGGAGAGAAGTAAGTGGCTGATAAAAGACCTACCAAGACTAAGCTGCCAGAGACAAAGATAGATCTGGAACTTCCTACTTCCAAGGGAGAACTTGTCCCTTATAAGAAACCTGAAGGAGGTTTAAGTGATACTCCTCAAGGTAAGAGAGCGACAAGAAAAATAGCTAAAAGTAGAGGATCAGCTAAACGTAGAGCATTATCAGCACTGCTGGAACTTTTAATTGGTGCAGCAGTTGATACAGAACCTCTGCCGGGTCCAGAGATAGATAGAAGAACAGTTCTGAGAGGAATAGGACATGGTTTAACTTCTTTAGTAACTCCTGATATTCCTTTTAAATTAGGAACTACCCCTACCCCTACCCCTACTCCTAAACCTGAACTTTTAGAACTGGGAATAGAAGTATTAGGAAAACAATTAGGAAGTGATCGTATGCTGGGTATACCTTCATGGATGCATAAGATAAAAGATAATGTAAACTGGATGGAATTTCGTGATGACTTAAATGATAGACAGAGACAATTTCAAGGAACAGCAACAGGACAAAAACCTGATATGGGCCAATATGAGTATCTTGATGTCGAAGGTCCAGAGTGGGGGAAAGAAGTTATAAAAACAATTTTAGGCCCAGAAAGAAGTGATATTTATCCTCCAGAAGGAAAGAAAGGACTTCAGTTAAGAAAAGATTTTCCAGATACTCCAACTCCAAATAGATATGAACAACGTAAAGCTATTAATTCTACTTTAAAAGAAGTTGTTGATACTATTTATTCTCCTCATACTCCAAAAAAGATAATGGATAGAATGAGAAATAATTCTTTTGGGGCTGAAATATTAAATAAAAAAGAACAAGGAGTATCTCAAAAAGAAATATATGAACTACTATCTAAGAATAATCCTAGTTTTAATAAAAATCTAAATTGGCATGAAAGTGTAAGTCTAATTAAAACTGAACCTCATAGCGTTCTTGGTGAAGTTAAATTTAAACGTATAAAAGGTAGTACTCAAATACCATTTAAAGGTTCTAAAACAAAACAGGGAAAGGTACTATCGGAACCATTTATTCCTACCAAAGCTCTTGAGTTTATTGGTTTACATAATATTCATAAAACGAGAAATATTGTAGAAGATGTGACATCCTCTAACAAAAGGGTTACTCTAGAAAAATTTGGTTTAGATGAAACAAGCCGTCCAATCGATCCAGAAACAGGAGAAAGAATCCCTCACTTATTTGATGATAAAGAAACTCTTCGTGAGAAGCATAAGCAGATGGAAGATTTTCGTAAGATACATAAAAATATTCCTGGGGCTTATAAGAAGTAAAATAGCTAAATCAATCCTACGGGCCATACAGCCTCATACAGGAGAATCGGCCTCTTCAGGCAGGGGTAGGTCCAGAGCCTCTTCAGAAGGCCCCTCAGTGACGCTCTCTGTCCCTCCATTTTGGTCATAATCCTCTAAAAATAAGTTGTCAGCGAAATTACACTTGGTTAACAGATTAATCACCTTATTCTCACCTAAAACATTCAGACATCCTACAATAGCATCTTCCAAAGTTTCCTCATCCATATTAATATTAACATCTGAACTTGATCCTCTGACTCTGGACAATAATTCAAGAGCTTTGATTGCACTGTTCGTATGTCCGTTCTCCTTGGCATAGGTATATTGTTTCTCTATCTCGCTGATAACATCTACATTGGTTTCTAACTCTTGCTCAAGATGATGTATCCGGTCTGAGATTTCTTCGCTTTGAAGAAGTCTGTACCCTTGATTGTTAGCTGATGCTTCTGCATATCCTGCTGTTCTGGCTGCTTCAGAAGCATTTCGATGCAACACATAAGCTTGTGCAAATTTTTCCTGTTTATCATTTAACATAGTAAGATACTAACCCATTAAGTAATAGTGCAAGTGAAATAGCATTAACAACAAGTAATGCTCGATCATTCCAAAGTAATGCTACAATAAACCAGCCTGATAATCCTGCTGCATAGAAGAATAGATTAAGTGGATATATATTATTACTTGTCAGTATTACTGATATAACAATAATAATAGAGGCAATCCACTTAACATACCAGTCAAGAGTATGTATTGGTGTTTGTTTTTCTAGTACAGTCATGATACCTGAAAGCTCTCCCCACATCCACACATAGATTCTACATTAGGATTATCAATCATAAGACGTTGACCAAAGATATCCTTCTTATAGTCCACCGTCATTCCTGCTACATAAATACTAGAGATATTATCGATGACAAGCTTACCTGTATCCAGATCTATAATGAAGTCATCAATAATATCATCGAACTCTTCCTCAGTAACAAGCTGCCAATCATAGGTAAAACCAGAGCATCCTCCACTATTAACTGCCAATCGAATAGCAGCTACCTTATTCTCTGCAACAACAGAGGATAGATGTATGTCTGCATTGTCAGTTATCTTTATCATCTGTAGTATTTAACCTCAACCATTCAGCAGAGTAAGTAAAACCTTTACCCCACAGCCCATTGTTCCAAAGAAAAGCTTCTTCTTTAGCTTCTTGTTTTGTTGCAAACGTATCCCATAATTCTGGTTCCCCAGTAAAATGATTTATAATAACATGAAAACCAAATGGTTCAAGAAAATGGTAATCCTGTACTTCAGCCCATCCATTATTTTTTGTCATTTTTTGGTACTTCCTTTACCAATCCTTTACCCGACAGGTATTTAGGAGGAGGCTTTCCTTCTAACTGACCATCAAGCCATTTGAGCCATTTGAAAAACCATTTAATCATTTCATATTATTTCTCTGAATACCTTTAAATTTTTCAAAGGATCTCATACTACCAAGACCAAGAAGAGATAGAGTTAAAGTCATCAACCCTTCCGTTTGAATTACAGGTAAGACTATATCCATGTTAGATACAGCTAATCCCCATAAAGCTATAGGCTGAAAGACAAACTGCCAACCCAAACCAAAAGCACAGATCCACATGATGGCAGGTCTAGCCCCAGCTATAAAGACAGAAGGATGTTTGGCTTGCTCAATGTTAGCTTGTGCTTGTGCCAGATCAAGAGATATGATCTGAGACTTTAACTCTGCATTGAGTTTGGTTTTAAGATCTTTATCCTCAACAAACTTATCAAGGATTTTGCCTGCTACTCCTATTACTGATTCAGCTATCCCTAACATCTCTATCCTCCTCTGTTTTTTGTTTCAATTCTACAGTTACCGGAAGATGTCTTGTTTTAAATCCTGATACTACAACCTCTTCCTTTTCATTAAACATATCAAAGAAAGGATAAATAACTAAATCTTTATGAGGTATACTTTTATATTCTAGTAGATCAAGCCAATCAAACTTGTGAAAAACAGATGCATGTGCATTAGTTCCATCTTCCAATATTTTTAAAGCTTTAAAGCAAGCTACATTAATAAATACTATTTTCTTTGCATAGCTATATATTTCATCTATAACCCAGCCAAGATCAGGTGTAGGTATATGTTCGATCACATCAGTACATATGACTGCATCAAATTTACCTGTTGGTAATTCCCTGTATTCTGGATAAGCAGGATCATAGAGTTGATAACTATCTAATCCCCATCGATCAGGAAGAGGTTCTCCCATCTCTTCTCCTCGTTCTACTGTTTTATAGTTCTCTGTGTAAAGATGTCCCTTCCCAGAGCCATAATCGAGAAGTGTTTTACATTCATTTTTTTCTAGATAGGCTCCTATTACATCTATATATTTCATTAGACTTCTGCCGTTAAACATTTTTTCGCTTACTTTATGCAGATCTTTATATATAGACAATAATTCTATATATCTTTTTGAAGGTTTCTCTCTACTTAAAGTAGGATTAAAATGTATTTTCTTTCTTTCTGGAATAGAGGCATCTATAACTATATCCTTTAATTCCTCAACCTTTTTCCGAACTTTTTTAATGTCCTTCATCATAGTATCCTTTAAATTGTGGTCTGGTTTGTCTCTCTAAATTAATATCCCAGAGATCAGCTACCATCGTATTCGCTCCATGAAAAGTAAGCGCTCCCTCTAATCCTTCATCAGCAAAAACTTTCTCACAATCTTGAGCCATTGCCAGTAACTCACCAGTAGTCCAATAAGTTTTATCTTTAACATTAACTTGTATGTACTTAGGTTTAGGAGTTTCTCCTCCTTCTATATCACCAGTAGTTTCAGTCTTCTCTTTCTTACTAGGTTCCTCACGACAACAATCAAAACCAAATAAGTGAATATCTCTGAAGCCTAAAGTATGTAACATCCCTATTCCTCTCATGGCAGCACATGTACCACCAGTAATTAAAGTAGCTCCTTGTGGGATGCCTAATTCTTCTTCTACCTTTACCTGTTGATTTCGTATCTGTGTTCCCTGTTCCTCATCTTGTCTGAGAGAATCAGTAAAAGCGTGCCATCCCCAGATCTGAGCATCCTGACTAATCAGATGATTTGTTACGGAAGGATCTGTCATAGATGCTACAAAAAATCTAGTAGTAGGATCTATGTTTTTAAATAAGTCCTTACGTACAATATTGTGTGTACTAACACCTGTAATAGGTCTGGGATCAAGAATAATACAACCCCAAGGCTTAATGTCATGTTCAAGTAAATGTGGGTAAGCATGTTTAACTACCAGTAATTTCGTTTCAGGATTATCAATAGTAAATTGTTTCAGTTTTTTATAGTCAAGATAAGGACCAGCAGATATCATTGCTGATGAACCTCTATGACCCGGATGTTTAGTCACCCACTTCTTAGGACTAATCAAAGTTATGTTTGATTTAATATTATTTTTAATATAATCTTTTGGTACACAATCTCTGGGATGTACAATAATAGGAACACGTTTAAGTTCTTCTGGTAAATCTTTTAGAGTGGAATCATGAAGAAAAACCACAAGATGAGTATGACCACCACCAGCCACTTTGTCACCTGAAGGAAGAACATATTTTCTTGTGGATGCTTTTTCATCGAAGTTCGTCCATCCATCTTCTGTTGTTTCCTGTGCGTTGACTTTCTTTGTCTTAACAGCATTAAATACATTTTTTACTCCTTGATATCTTTCAGGAGGTGTCCCTTCCCCATCTTCCTCACTCTCCTTGGTAAAATAATGATCAGCTACTACAACAGGTGTATATTTAAGAACTTTATATTCTGCTTCTACAGTTTCTTTACTGTTGCCACTTCCCATCAAGGCAAATTCAACATCATTAATTGCCTCAGTCCTTCTGATAACATCCAGAGTTTCCCTAACATTTCCTTTATATAATTCAAAGGTAAATGTTTTGTCTTCCTTCTCTTTAATATGTGCAGCAAACTCTTCCAGCCTATTTCTTACGGCTTGCATGGTATTATGAGGTTTAACATTAAACTCTATATGATCTGTTTCTGTTGTAGCATCTTCAAATAAATCATAACCCATGTAGTGAACTTTGTCAGTGTATTTCAACGCAGCCAAAGACATTTCTATAGCTCTACCACCATTCCATGTCCCGGTTTCTAGTATACACTTGGGTTTGTAGAATTTTATTAAGTCTGCTAGTTGTCTATACCTATTAGGTAAAATATCAGGAGAGGTTTCAGTATCAGATAATTTAATTATACGATTCCCATCCTTATCTCTTACTGCCATGTTCTTACGATCATGTAGACTGACAAGCATTTCTGATAGAGGAGAGTTATCTATATCTATTTCATATTCTTTCATACCATGAGCAGTATAGATTGTTCTTAGTCTATTAAAAACAAAGACATCATGCCACTCTCTATAGTTAAGAAACTCTCCAGAAATAAAGGCTCCTCTTAAATCTCCTAGTAGATCTACTGGAGTTTGTCTATTCAGATTAAACATAGTAAGATATGTTTGATCTTTAAAAGTAATAAGATCTATATTCTCTGAATGCTCTGGTAAAATATTATCAAGATCTTTAACTGAAATATTTTTTAGATTAATAGAGCTTGGATCAATCCAGATTAACCAGCAACCTTTAGATGCAAACGCACATTCAGTTAATGAAATTACCTTGGGAATAAATTTAAGAGGATCAAGTATCTCATTATAAGCTATGGTTCTTCCTTCAGTTCCATCATGTTTAGAAAATTCTTTTAAAAATTTAGGATACTCTTCTATCTCTAGAAGATTATGATAATAAATATTAGCTGCCTTGGGCAGAGAATAGTTAGTTAAATCTAGGTTATAATAATAACAATGAAACTCTATAGAACTTTCCCAATTATTTTTAAATTCATTTAGAAGATTGATTGTGCTGTGTTGAAGAAAGCTTTCATCAAAAGCTGTTACAACTTTATATTGCATCTACGGTATCCCTTAGTAATAGTCTTGAATAATCAGCATTCCATTCAGCGGCATACATTCCATCAATAGCTCTTTTACATTTCCATTCTTTAAACCAAGGACCACCAGTAGTGAAGTGAACATTTTTAGGTTCGATATCTTCTGATGAATGACCATCCAGCCAATTCCATTCTTCATGAATTTTTCCTATGACACTATTCTTTTTAGGTAACCATTCAAACCTATGAAGAAATCTACCAGATCTATTATTAACTTCCAATGGAGTTATATTTTTATTTAATTCATGTTCACAATTCCATAGAACAAAGCTAGACCAATTCTTTCTAGAATACATTCCTTGTTCTCTACCATCCATTTTGTATTTATCAGTAGGAGCATAGTCATGTTTAACACAGTAAAGAGGATACCTTGAATCATTATATTCTTCAAAGAGTTCATTAATATCTGTTCGAGGATACATGTCACAATCCATATACAAAGCCCAGCCTTTCCACAGATTTAAAGATGGAACTAGAAACCTGCTAAAACTAAATTCAGTAGAAAAAGGACGTTGATCTATCTTATCTATGTATTGTCCATTGACAATTTCAAATGGTCTATAAAGAAGAGTGGCTCGTTCCAGTTCCTTTTTAATTAAAGGTTTAATAATAATGGGCTTTGGAGAATTTGCTTTTATAGTATCTCTTAGTACTTCATAGGCTGCATCTTCTTTTGGATCATATCCAATATAGATCGTATTGATTTGTTCTGTTCGTTTCATTTGATCTCCTATGAAAAGGGAAGACAATTATCTAGGTATCTGATTCTTCCTTAAACCTAGCGGTGCAACTATAATTATCTTCCCTTATCTTTATTTAAGTTCTATTAACTTAGGCTTTTTATCCTCTGGAATATTCTGTCTAAGCTGAATGATAACCATTCCATTTTCAAACGATGCTTCCATGACTTCGATAGTCTCAGCAAGATAAAAAGTTTTGGTAAATGCTCGACTTGCAATACCTTTATGTAGAATGTTTTCCTGATCCTCCTTTTCAGAGTTGTTGCCACTAATTGTTAGCTTCTGTTCTTCTTGAACTACCTTCACATCTTCTTTACTGAAGCCAGCCAAGGCTAGTTCAATCCGAAACTCTTCATCCGATTCCTTAATAAAGTTATGTGGAGGATAGCTCTGTTCACTTCTAGGAGCATCCGACATAGCCTGAAATAGCCTATCATAACCTACTGCCCATCTCTGAAAATTAGATAGAGTAGGGTTGTTAAGAAATCTCCAATTACCTTCAAGGTGTACATTCATAATTTTCTCCTTTTAAGCAAGATATTATAGAACCCACTATTGGCATTCTATATATATATATTATACTACACTTTTATTAATTTGACAAGTCTTTTTTTTAAATTCCACAAACTCCTCCAGCACCACTGATCTCACAAATATCATGAGGTTGTATATTGTCTTCAAATTCTTCTCCTAATTTTTCCAGAGCCTCAGAGTATGGCACCTTGGTAAGAGGTTGTCCTCCTCTACATCCATCAGGATAGCAGGTAAAGCCTCTCAATCTATGAGCATACTTAGCTAGGGTCTGAGCAAAGTCCTCTATCTTATCTTCATTATTATCTTCAGTACCCCATTCTGGCAGATTAATTGTAGAAGAGATAGACATATCCACATACTCCTGTACGTTGGCTTGAAAGTTTAATCTACGTTCATAGTTAGTTACAAGATCGAGAGCCGATTCAATATCATCTGGTTTAACATCATAGAGTTCTATCATTTCTTGAGCAGCGCTATCTACTACATACTGATAGTGCCATCTCCTGTTCTTAAGATACCTTCTCTTATAAGCTACAGCAAAGATAGGCTCTACACCTGTAGATGTACCTCCTAGAATACCAATAGTTCCGGTAGGTGCTACTGCTCTGACAGCAACAGGGATAGAGATGTTCAACTGATTGGCAAAGGAGCGAGCTACTTTATCTGACTCTGCTTCGTAAACTTTGAACCATCTATGTATCTCTGGTGTAGTCTCATACTTATGTCCACGTTGGATTAGCCATTCATGTAATCCCATTAAACCAAGTCCCAGGCGTCTATTCTTTTCTCTAACTGTATAGATTTTATCATAAGGTAGTTCTGCTCGTAGGGTTCCACATAAAAGAAACTTTGTAGCTAATTGTACAACCTCCTGTAATTGATTCAGATCATCAATACGAGCAAAATTAAGGCTCCCCAGATTACAAACATCACTATCATCCTCACTAGATACCTCGGTGCAAGCATTACGTAAAGTTTCATTTTCCTTTTCAAAGAAGTTAAACGAGAATCCCGGTTCACCTGTTCTAAGAGCTTGTGCCACATTTGTTTTAAAAACATTGCCTATCCTCCCTTCTTCCCAGTACCTAAGTAACCACTTAGTATCATAGTTAACACTGATGTTTGTCATATCCAGGGGAGCAGGAAAATTAAAATCTTCTTGTTTAATATCAAACAATGTCTTTCCTGTGCTGCCTACTGGCATATCAAACCAGTTCTTGGCTGTGAGAAACTTGTCTACATCATCATGCTGCCAGTTCAGAGAGGCATAGATAGCTGATCTCCTCGACCCTCCCTGCATAACCTTCTGTCCTATAGAATTAATCATTTGCATTTTAGGTATAGGACCAGAAGCTATACCACCAGTACCTTTTAATGTCTGACCTTCAGATCTGTATACAGAATAGTCTACACCTATACCACCACCTGTCATAAGACAGCTTTCTGATTTCCATGACAGGTTTGCCCAATCTTCTCTGGTATCTTCCTCTGCTTTTAAAAGATAACAGTTATTAAAAAACTTTTTATCTCTTCCTGCATAGTAAAGATATCTTCCTCCAGGTAGAAATCTTATATTAGATATATGATCTATCAAAGATTCTTTTTCATCTTTATTTAGATTATTTTGACAGACATCTTCTACCAAAGTACAAGCTAGTTCATGTAGAGTTTCTGCTCCTTCATGTGCATATTTTTCATAAAAAATATCCTCAGAAAATTTAGATCGAAATTGTGGATTACGATTTGATTTGAACATGTCTTCCCTTTTCCCCTATTAAAGCATTAAATAAATCTTTTTGTTCTTCTTCTTCTGGGTATTCTAATGCTAGTAACATTTCAGCATAATGAATTACTTTCTCTATATCCTTTTTACCTTCTCCTTTTTTATTGTGTCTGGTAATATATTTTACAATATTAGCTTCACATGTATTTAATTTATTTAATTGACAATAAACTGTAGGCTGTATAACACAATCTTTATAATGGTTTCCTCCTACTTGTTTTTTAAGTGGATCATCAGATGAAAGAATTAAATCTTTTTCTAACATTTTCTATATCTCCTGATTTAATTGTTTCGTATGCAAATATTCTTATCTTAACAGGTTCTACTCCTGCATAATAACAAACTGTTTCAAAATCTTCACATGTAACTCCTATAGAAGAAAAAAACCAAGCATTAGCTTGATCTCTTTGTATTTTTATTTCACTAGATTCTTCTTTTTTTTCAGGTTTTGAAACATCAAGAAGAGCCTGAAAAATAATAGAAAGGTATAAAGTTCTATACGAATTTTTATTTGTTAAGTCATATAAAGATTCGATAGAAACATTAGAAGGAAGATTCATTGGTAACATGTTCTTGTACTGGTCTATAAAATTTACCACCTATGTAATTATTATAATAAGCTGCTTCATCTGTTCCTTCTAAAGTAGCTATTAATACATTGTATTTCATTTGATAGTAACACTCGTAATATCTTAAACTTCTTTTATTTTTAAACTCTGCAATAATTTCAAATTTAAAGTTCTTTTTACCAATTTTTTTAATATCATCTAATAAATTTTTACTTGATCCCATATAAGATTTCCAATTAGATTCTGCTTGTTTCTTACTCTTCTTATAATTATAATATTGTTTACAACCAATATAGGCTTTCCCTGTTTTTATATTTGTAATACAATAAACAAAACCAAACTGAGATAAGTCTGGTTTCTTTTTATATTTCCAATGCATTAATGAAGTGTTCTTTTTAATTTATTTTTCATATCTTCTCTTAATGGTTGAAGTGTTTCTAATGCTGTTTTTATAATTTTTATTATACTTTCGTTGTCTAAGCCTACTGTGTATAATTGTAAAGCAGCATGAAGCATGGCACCTCCACACATAAATACACCACCAGTATCATCTGGTTTTATATATTTAGAAGTTAAGTTCCATAATTCTTCTTGAAACTTTTTTAAATCTTCCTCATCTACCATGCTGAAAATTCAGGTACTTCTGGTTCTTTTCCTATTTGTACTAAGTATCTTTTTCCTCTTGCATATTGAAATACACGTATACCTTGACCTTCATTAGCATCTGACCAACATTCTCGTTTATGTCCACAATAGATACAACCGACTGCAAGTTTAAGATTACCGGATTTTCCATCAGGAACTCCAGGATAACATCTTTCAGGAATATCAGGACTATCCACCATCTTTTTAAGATATTTAATTCTGGTTTTAGCATTGATCATTTCCATTGGATGCAGAGATGTCAAACAGATCTCTCCGGTAGACTTATCAATGGCAAGGAATGCAGCCTCATCTATACCATTAGCCTCTGCATAGGCAGATATCTGTGAGATGTAACCGAAAGGATCATCGGTTACCAATGTATTATTTTTAAATTTTTGAAAGCTTCGACCAGAGGCACTCTTACAATCAACTAGAACACCATCTATTACAGCATCTTGATGTCCTTTAACTCCCTCTACTTCAACTTCTTTTTGCTGCTGTTCAACCTTATGTCCTGAGATAGCAGTACATAATAGAAGAAGTTCTTCAAGGATATAACCGTATAAGAATTTAATTCGGGTACTGGGACTAAAGGTTTCACCTTTGTTAGTACTGTTAATATTATACCAGAGTTGTCTGTCCGGTTTCCCTATAGCTGACAATCTCAGGTGTCCATTGGTTGCAGGTTTTTCATAAAGAAATTCTTTGATATAGACCTTAAGCATATCTCCAAAAATATCAATATACTTATCTACTTCTTCCTCACTCATCTTGATAGGACTAGGAGAAAATAAATTATATATATCTTGTACTAATGTATCAATTGTTTTCATATAAAAAAAGAGAGGGTGATTAGTTGCCTAGTAGTGTTCGGCCCGGTTGAGCAATAGCTCACTAACCACCCTCCAAGTCTCCTTTAGGGGTTAAGAAGCAAAGGGAATCTCTTCAACTTCATTTGTGTATCCACCAGGGACAACATCAAAATCCTTATCTTCAGGAATAAATTCAATTAAGTCTACTACTTGGACTTTGTTTAGCCATCCTTTGGTAGCTTCTTCTCCGGTTTGCCGACTTACATATTTTGATGGTCGATAACTGACATTTACTTTTGATCCATTACCAATTAGTTTTTCTCTTTGAAATGGATTACGATCTGCATCAACAATATCAATCATTCGAGGTGCGCCATTGAAATCAGTTGTTGATTGAGTGAGTTTAACATAATGGCCTGGAATTTTGTCATGACCATTACGAACATTCAGACCTTCAGCCTCTGCCAACTTCTTATTCTTGGCATCGAGATTTGCAACATTGATGATCCACTCACCTTCAGGTTTAAACA